GAATGCCACCAGCCAGCGCACCAACAGCAGCGCCAGCCAATGCCCCGTATGGGCCTAAGGTCATGCCCAAAGCGTCTGCCGCTAAGCCAGCGCCAGCAACGCCTTGCAGCCCGCCACCCAAGGTGCTTTGCAGCGCTGACGGGCCGGGAGTGCTTGTCGTTTGCGTGGTGCCAAATAAACCGCTTCCCATGCCTGCTGCTGCCTGCAATGCGCTCAGCCTGTTTTGGTCAAGCAGGTTTTGCTGCGCTAACTGGTTAAACGTTGCCTCATTGCCAGCTTGACCAATGCCGCGCTCAAGCGCACCCAAACGCGCAGCTTGATTGGCAAGCGACTGCTCTGCTGAAAGCAAGCTGGGAGCAAGGCCAACACCAGAAAGCTGTGTTCTAGCATTAGCTTCCGAAGCTTGGGCTAATTGATTGGCCAAAGTTGCATTAATCTGCGCATCCGTTTGACCCGCTTGCAGCGCTCTTCCAGCATCGCTTGTAGCAATTCCCGCCAAAGCTGACTGCCCTTGCTGCTGTCTTGCCAAATCGGATTGCTGTGCGCCAAGCAAAGACTGCGCAATGCTTGCCTGCTGGCCTATGCCCGCTCGACTTGCATCTGTCAAAAGTCCAGCAAGTTGTGCATCCCGTGCAAGGCCTGTGTTAGCCGCATCTACAAGCTGCCCCTGACCGCTTAACTGTCTGGCTAAATCAGCCTGACCTAGCTGCGCAGCAGAGGTTTGCCCTTGCAGCGCTTGAGCTAAGTTTGATCGTTCAATACTAGCAGCAGAAGTTGCGCCAGTCAGCGCTCTAGCCAAGTCTGCTTGTTGCAACCCAGCAGCCGCTTGTTGGCCAGATAGCGCTCTGGCTAAATCTGCCTGTTGCGCCGCTAAGGCTGTTTGTTGGCCAGATAATCCTCGCGCTAAGTCAGCTTGCTGAATACCCGCCGCAGCCTGCTGCCCAGCCAACGCTCTGTTTGCATTTGCCGCTGCAATATCTGCCGCCGATTGCTGTCCAGCCAAGGCGCGGGCTAAATCTGCCTGTTGGGCGCTAAGGGCAGTTTGCTCGCCAGACAAAGCCCTAGCCAAGTCTGCTTGCTGTAGCCCGGCAGCGCTTGTTGCACCTTGTAGCCCACGAGAAAGATCAGCTTGCTGCAATCCCGCTGCACTCTGCGCTGCCTGCAATGCTCTGTTGATATTAGCCTGCTGCGCATTCACGCCAAGCTCCGCTGCCGCAAGCTGACGCCCAATGTCTTGCCCCGAAACAGAACCAAGAGCCTGTGCTGCTTGCAGTTGTCTTGCTTGGTCTTGCTGTAGGTTTTGCGAGAGAACCGGGGCCGCTGCAGCCGCAATGCCCTCGCCTAAACTTTCAGCAAAACTGCCAGACCCTAAACGTCCACCAAGAGCGTATTGAGAGCTAATTCTGTCAACAGTATTACCAATAGCACTATCTATTTGCTGTTGCAGAAATGGATTTGTACTACCACTCGCCATGCCGCCAAGTAGGCCAGCCGCCGCATTCTGTTGATTGGCAATATTAGCTAAGCCTGATGTATCAACCGCTTGATTACCCGCCGCCACAATATTGCTTGCGTCAGTGGCTTGTTGCGCTGCGTTAAGAATTGTTTGAAGGTCAGTCTGCGCCCCAGCAGCCTGAGTAACGCCAGCAGTGCTTGAAGCTTGGTTTGCTGCGTTTATCAGGTCAGAAGCACTTACTTGCTGTGCAGCCGCATCAATAATGCCAGCCGTGTCTGTCGCCTGACCAGCAGCCCTAATAAGATCAGCAGTGTTTGCTTGATTGGCCGCTGCGTCTGTAATCCCAGAAACGTCAGTTGTTTGACCCGCTGCTGTGGTTATTCCAGATGTATCAACCGCCGCCGCCGCCGCATCTGTCAGTCCACTGGTGTCAAGCGCTGCACCCGCTGCCGTGGATAAGCCTGTTAAATCTGCCCTGTCGCCTAAAATATTAGATAAGCTGGAAGTATCAATCCCTGAGCCAATTAGGTTTTGTAGGTTTGTAAAATCAGCAGCCTGACCCGCAGCAGTGGCTAATCCGCTCGTATCAACGCCCGGCGCAGTAAGAGCAGCACGATTAAGCTGGTTTACAAGCTCAGTGGTATCAATAGACCCGCCTAGTAATCCGCTTAACCCTGTTTGCGCATCTGACAAAAATGTAGGGGTTGTCGCTAGGGCATTTTGCGCAGCAAGAATTGCATCAAGTTCTGCTTGGCTAAGCTGCTCAATGCCTAAAGTTGGTGCAGTGGGGTTAAACGCATCTACCGCACTAAATGCCTGCTCAAATGGATTAAAGTTGGTATAAGCAGCCTCTAATGCAGCCTGCACAGCAGGGGGCAAATTAGACGTTTGTGTTGTTGTGGTAGCCATAATGCGAGTCCTTTGTGAGCCTCAATGCCCTTGCGGGAAGCCCTTATTTATCCGATCACGATGTAGAGGAAGGTTCTGTCGGTCTGGGAGTTATTCGCATGGGTTAGTGTAAAACCCTGCTTAGCTCTTGCAGACAAATACATAGTGCCGCCGCCTTGCTCAGCAGCAGCATTGGCCGTTGTTGGTGTGAAAACAATCACACTATCAGGCCCAGCACGGTAGTCAGTAACAGCAGTAGAAGCTGCGCTTGCAGTTAGCGTTACTGTTCCCGTGGAGTTAAACTTACCATCAATCAGCAGGTTTACAGCTTGCGCCGTTTGCCTTGGATCAGCACCCGCTGCTGGCAGCTTAACATAGTTAAAGTCGGTCATCTTTTGCCCATGCCAACAGCATCAACATCAATGCCCAAAGCGTAACGCCAAGTGCCAGACACGTTGACGCGCACCCGGTGATACCTACCACTGCTACGCGCTGGGCAGTTGTTATCATCGTTAAGCGAAACCGCTGTGCTAAAGCTTGGGCTGTCGATTTGCCTTGAGCGCGACCCAACTTGAACCGTCATGGTGGGCGTTGTGCTGCGAGATGTTACATATGGTGTAACGCCCCGGATCAGCGATTGCCGCATAGTTGCAGGCTCAAACTCAGTCGTTTCAAGCACAGCATCAAGCGGCGCACCCGTAACCGTGTGTATCTTTTTGTCCTTGCCAGCGCTGAGCTGAAAAAAACCACCAGCGTAAAACCTGCTGTCTAGCGATGTGGTCAAGCCATCAAGACTGGCGTTTAGCGCATCTAAGCTTTCAACAGTAAAGCTGGGCGTTAAAGAAGACGCCAAAAGCTCATGGTCAAGCTTTACAATCGACCAGCGCTGCACTGCGTAGTTATACACCAGTATTTTATCAGGATCACCAACGCCGCTGACAGAAGGATAGCCCCACATAACCACCTGGTTTTCCGGGTCAATCGCGCAGCTTATTCTATCGCTATTGGCAAAGTCCAAGTCATCAAAGAAAAACTGGTCAACCTTCTCAGCGCCAATCGGTATGCTTCGCTGACCGTCAAACATAAAGAAGCCATCGTCAGCAAGGTAAAACACCTGTGTCGGGCCAAGTGAGGCAATGCTATTGGGGTAGTTACACCCGTGGCCAGTCTCTACCTTTTCAAAGGTAAAGATTAACGGAGAGCCAACGTATTGCATTCTGGCAATCGCTCTTTCCATCAGCACAACGCCAAACTCACCGCCAACCAAGCCTGTGATATGCCCAGCATCAGGTATGTCTTGGAAGTCAGCCTGATTGCTGCCGATAGTCCAGCTTGTAGCATCGTTAATCGCAGACCAGCGCACCCGACTGCGATGCGTTGCTGAGCTATAGGTAACATTTGCTGTCACCACAAAATCACGAATAACGGCTAAATGCCTTGCAGCAGGCGCACCGCTTATGGCCGAAAAGGCGCTGTCAGTGCCAATGGTAAAACCCTGCAAAACATCGCTGTCAGAACCAGCAGCAATAACCTCATCGCCAAACCTGACAAAATCCCAATACATATCACTGGTCATGGTGTAACCAGTGTTGGTGCTGGCTAAGCTAAAGTCAGAGTTATCGAGCTTGTAAAGCTTACCCTGATCACCAGCAAAAGTAGTCACTGTGCCATCTGTTGCCTTCGTGGCGTATATACCGCGCAGCCTGTCTGTCGCAGCAGCAGAAACCTCTGTTAAGCTGGCAAAGGGGCGATAGCCACGCGCAGCAGGTATAACATTGGTTGCAATCGTAGCGCCGGGGTTTTGAAAATCCGACTGATCAGGTAGCCATTCGCCAAAAGGTATCATTGATTAAGCCAATTCTCTGAGCCAGCGCTTTGCTGGACAAATGCAATATTAGATGCGGCCAAGTCTGACCAAGTTTCACTGCCAGCCAACACATCTGACCAAGCCTCGCCGCCCGCTGAAATGTCAGACCAAGCCTCACCACCAGCAGCAATATCGCCCCACGCCTCGCCTAGCTTTTCAGCAATCAAGCTTGTCGTGATAGCAATGCTTTCAGCGCCCGCCATCAGGACGGTAAACTCAGCCCTAGCCTCAGCCGTAAGGGCAATGCTTTCAGCAGCGCTGGTGCTAAGCACAGCCTTTTGCTCAGCCACAGTTGTCAGCGCCAAGTCTACAGCAGCGCTTGCAAGCTGCACTCTTTCAGCAGCGCCCGTGGCTGTAATCGCAACACTGGCAGAACCAGCCATAGACACAGTAAAGCGAGCCGTTGCAGCAACAGATGCAGCGCCCGCAACACTGGCAGAAACGCTCTGTATTCGGGTTGCGCTACTGCTTTGCGTAACGGCCAAACTAGCCGCTGCGCTAATAGTTCTAACTTTTGTTGCAACAGAAGTTGCCGAAGCACTAACAGAAGCCGCACCTGTTGTTTCAAACAGGTTTAGATTGTCTAGCTGCTCAAGCGTACCAAAGGCATCAAGCGCATCCATAGACCCCCAAGCATCGAGCTGCTCAAGGGTAGGGCCAAGTATCTCAGCCATGTTATGCTGCCGTTATATCTAAGTCTCCCGCCGCAACGCGCAGAATATCGCCAGTAGCAATGGTCTTTGACGCAGAGAAAGCGCCGTGGATTAGCAAGTTGCCAGAAGATGACGCATCGTAAATGCCAAAATGGCTAATGGTTCCCCAGCTACCAGTTGCAGCCGCAAACTCTACAGCAGCGCTGTTATCCGTTGTGCCACCAGAAGCAGCATCAAAGTTAATCGCCACGCGAGAATAGTTATTGCCGCTAAGCTCTGTGCCTGAGGCATCATCGCCCAAGCTTCCCGTGCTAAGCCCAAGATAGGCCTGCGATGGGAATGTATAAGCCGAAGTGCCTAACACATGATCAAGCACCTTGTTTTCTAAATAGTCGGACATTGCTGACATAGGTTAAGCTCCTGAGTAATCCGATTTCATTGCCAAAGGCCCACCGTAAAATGCTTTCTCGCTGTCCTTCTTTATTTCTTCCATCGCCCTTGTGAACAAAGCGTCATACTGATTGGCCCTAGCCTCATCCATCAGGAACATATGAGCAGCAAAAAGTGACCCATAGAGGTAAGTATCAGGATGGCGGGTAAGCACAGTATTGGTGGTGTTGCTGTCAGATAAAGCCGAAACATCTTCCGAATAGATTATCTCAACAGTCATAACACTGTCTGGCACCGGGCGAAGCGCAAGCTCAGCGCCAACAACCGTGTAAATTTTGGGCCGACCACCGCCAGATGTGGCGTAGGTTTCGTAGTAATCCTTTGGAGATGCGTATTCCAGCACATCAATCGGATCAGTGTTTAGCTTTACCAAACGAATTTTACGCAAGTCTGTCGGCAGGCTGATAAACTCATCACTAGCAGAGGTAGACGCCTGCGCCCGCTTTTCCTGTGAACGAGTTTCAAGCTCACGGCTCATGCGAGACTCAGCAAGCGTGATAAAGTCAGGGATTTGCGAGGTTAGGTCAGAACGCGCCAAAAAGTTGGCTATCGCTGTCTGTAGCTCTGCATAGGTTGAGATTGCCATTACACTGTGCCGCCAGTTGTTCTAAAGAAACGATTTTCGCGGTCATTCAGCCATCTGCGCCACTCAGTTGGGTTGTCCTTCGGTTGACCGAATTTTTCCACCAAGGAGTAATACAGAGGCGCAGGTATATCCGCGACCTTTTGCTTATGCTTTTGGGTGTTGCCAATCAGTGAGCCATAACGCCAACTGTTAGCCTCTTCCTTAGCGGTGTTAAGAATGGGCGTAACGTCCATTTCAGTGCTGACATAGTTGCCATCAGTTTCGCCGTGGAAGTAAGTTTTCTTTCCCGTAAGAGGGTCGGAGTTTATTAGTTTTTTCATACTCGCCTCAAAGAAAAAGGGGCCGCCGAAGCAGCCCCTTGCAGGTTTAGTTAATGTTGTTTTGGCTTATGAGCCGTTCAGACCAATCACAGCCGCGTGAGCCTTTGGAGCCTTCACGATCAATGTCCACTCAGACACGATTGCGAACTTGGTTGCGTCACCAGTAGATGCAACGTCAGAAACGCTAAACATACGACCGGGCAGTGAGCCAAGACACACGTAATCGGTGTCGATCAAATACATTTCTGAGTTTGGACACTGACGATCAACAGTCACGCTCAACTCGCCAAAGTCTGACAAGTAAAGTGAAACTGAGCCAATGATTGACGCCTCTTTAGGCGCTGTCATTGTGATCTGGTTGGTTGCCACTGAGCCAGAAGACAGACCTGAGAAGTTCTGCTTGTTGGTTGGTGACATGAGCAACATGTTTGGCGAGCCGCCATCTGTATATGCAGCAAGCATAGCAGCGTCGATTTTCGCCAAGGTTAATGCAGCAGCCGTACCAGTAAGGTCAGCAACGTCAGAACCGTCACCAGTTGCAGCAGCCATATCGCCGGGTGCATCAACATTGGTAATCCAAGTGATAAGCTTCGCAGCTTTACGAGGATCAGACGCAGAGCGAGCTTCGTTCTTAAACAAAGACTTCTCAATGTCACGGCGTTGCTCAAGGCCTTTTAAGACCTTAACGTAAGCAGTTTCCTTATCGCGCCCGGCTTTGTCCACCACATCAAGAGTGTTGGAAACAGAAGCAGCCTGCACACTAATCTGGTGGTAGTTACCAAGGCGTGTGGTTGGGCTTGGGTTCGCATAAGAATAATCAGCGCCTTCGTTGACATAGTTTGTGTCAACAGCAGCAGCCAATTCTTGCACTTGCCACTCGTGGAAAATACCTTTGGTAGTTTCCTTTTGCGAGTTGCTCACAAGGGGGGTTTCATCCGGGTCAATGCGATAAATCACATCGCTCAGGTCTTCTCTCTCGCCAATGGCGGTTGAGCTAGTGTAAGTAGCCATAATGGCCTCCTAAAAAGTTAGCGGGTTAAGAGGTATTGAACAGCAGCATCCTTGCTGCCNGACTTCCTCAGGNTGTCAAAAGCTTTGCGCTTTCGCTCTGTTGCAGAGTCGCCCTTAGTTTTAGGTTGCCCACTTTTNACCATCTTAGGTGCCGTCTTTACCTTCTTTGCAGTAATAGGCCTNTGTGACTGCAAATTGTCGTAAAGATAGGCTTTGCGCATAAGATCAACATAACGGCTATCAATGGCATTATTCAGCTCTTGCGTAGTCCAACCTTTGGATTGCGCATAGCNTGCAATAGCTGCCTTTTCACGAGCCTCGACTTCTGAATCCTTCCACTCAGGGATTAGTTCCAAAAGCTTCTTTTGCTCTTCTGCCAGTTTAATCTGACGCATTCGGATCTGCTCGGCCTGCACAGCTTGCTGTTTGGCTTGAGCGTCACGCTCTTGGTCGCGCTGCCTAACATATTCCAGCGGGTCGCTCTCATACAGCCCATCCCAATATGCCTGATCTTTAGGCTGGGTGCTTTGCTGTAATTGTTGAGCCATTAAGTTAAGG